GAAATATCACATTGCCAGTGGCATTGATTGGTAGAGTTCCAGTCAAGGTAACAGGTGTTGTTCGCAAAGGTGATCTAATGGTGTCAGCAGGAAATGGTAGAGCTCGGGCAGTAACAATTGCAAGTCCAAAAGTAGGTACCATAATCGGCAAGGCACTGGAAAACTTTGCAGGCGGTGAAGGCATGATTGAACTTGTGATTGGCAAAAATTAAAAGGGTAGTAGATGGCCTTTCCAACGTCGCCGACGAACGGGCAAATCACAATAGTAGGTGGGGTAGCATATCAGTATGCTACCACCACTAATTCCTGGGGTCGAATAGTATCGACTGCCAATGTCATCACGGCCAATGTCATCACGGTTGACACTCTCACAGCCAACACTCTCAACGTCAACAACAACCTGTACAACATTGCCGGCAACATATCAGCCACAGGTAACATAACCGGCAACTATATTCTAGGCAACGGGTCTCAGCTGACAGGCATAGCAACTGGTAGTATTTCAAATATTACCAGTGGCACAAGTAACATCACTATAGTAAGTTCAGGTGGAAATGCTACAGTGAACATTGGTGGAACTGCTGATGTGGCTGTGTTTGCTGTCACAGGAGAATACGTCACAGGCGTGGTCAGTGCCTCGGGTAATGTCACAGGCGGCAACATACTCACAGGTGGCTTGATTTCAGCAACAGGCGCACTGAGCGTGACTGGTGCAACCACCTTGACCACAGTCAGTACTGGAAATATATCAGCAGGTAACGTATATTCTGGTGGTAGTATAACCACTGGTAGTCTGATATCGGCGGTGGGCAATGTCAATGCAGGCAATGTTGTCACAGGCGGCCTGATCAGTGCCACGGGAAATGTCAGCAGCGGTGCATCAATCAACACAGTAAATTTGAGTGTTTCTGGCAATGTGCTTGGAAACTTGTTGCCAAGTGCCAATGTCACATACGACCTGGGCTCACCCACTCAGATGTGGCGAACCATATATGTTAGTGGTAACACTATTGTACTTGGCGCAGCCAATCTAAGTGTTAGCAACGGTGATCTAAGTGTGGGCGGGAATCCGGTTGTTACTGTAAGCCCAACAGGCACAAGCAACACCACCGGTAACATGAACGTTATTGGTAACATAACCGGATCAAATATTACCACTGCTGGCTTGATCTCTGCGGTTGGCAATGTGACTGGCAATTACTTTGTTGGCAACGGTAGTCAGCTGACTGGCATTCAAGCTGGTGCTGTTACCACATTCAGTTCCACCGCGCCGGTATCGCCAGCACAAGGCGACATCTGGATTGAGTCAGACACTGGTATACAATACATCTACTTCAACGACGGCACGTCAAGTCAATGGGCTGAAATGGAAGCACAGACCTCAATTGCGTCAGGTGCTGACTTATCGTCTGTAGCACAAGATATTATACCGTCTGCCAATATCACATATGACCTAGGCAGCACAACTCATCGTTGGCGTGACATTTACCTGTCGGGCAACACCATTAACCTAGGCGGCGCCACAATCAAAACAGATGCTGCTTCAGGCGCCATTGCCTTGATACCTGAGCCCACTGTGGCCAATCCCAATCCATCAGGCATGGTTGTGAGCCCTTCAGGTGGTATCACTGTGGTAACCACAGTGGGCGGCGAAGTGTCAGGCAATGCCATTGCCAATGCAGCAGCCAGTCCCACAGCAGCACCGGTGCCTATTGACATTACCACAACGCCGCCCACCAACGGTCAAGCTCTAATCTGGGACGCAGCCAACACAGAATTTGTGCCTGGCAATGTAGCAGGCGGTGGCACACCCGGTGGCAGCAATACACAAGTTCAATTCAACGATGGCAGTGCATTTGGGGGTAGTGCAGGATTTACATTTGACAAAACCAGTAACAGTTTAGTTGTGAATGGTGTTATATCTGGCGGATTTTTGATAGAAAATAGTCAGACAGTGGCAGCTAACTACACAATCACTGCAGGAAAATCTGCAATGAGTTCAGGTCCGATGACTATTAATACTGGAGTAACAGTGACTATTCCTCTCGGATCACGTTGGGTTATTTTATAAAGGTTTAATGAATGTCTCAATTAGTTTTACAACCGACTACACTAATTACACCATATGCTGGAACGTTAGAATATGACGGAAAAGTTCCGTACTTTACACCGCAGGGCACACAACGTGGAGTAGTTCCTGGCATGCAGTATTATAGATTGAATACCGCGGTAGTAGGCGCTAACGCAACTGGAGCTCAAGATATATTGGGTGTTGGTGTAACATTGTCATCAAACACCGTGTATGCTTTTGAAGCATGTTATGCAATTAGTAAAACAGCAGGCACAACTTCACACAATTTTCAAATTTTATTTGGCGGAACAATAACTTATAATTCTTGTCTGTATTTCTTTACAAGGTCTACATCAGCAACTTCTTTTACTGATGTAAGCGCATACCAGCAGCTGGCTGGATTTATTCAAACACAAGCAGCTACAACCCTATTGTCTGGTGCTAGTCAAGCTGCGACTTATACAACAATAACATTAAAAGGTACAGTTTCGGTCAACGCTGGTGGAACATTTATTCCGCGATACCAACTAAGTGCCGCACCTGGTGGTGCGTATACAACAGCGGCTGGTAGTTACTTTGCAATCTATCCTGTTGGTGCAGCCGGCAGCAACACCAGCGTAGGGACATGGGCATGAGCATACTACAAGTAAACACACTTGAAACTAATACTCCAGCCGGAGTATTAGCAGTACGTGATTCTAACAATGCGCTTACTGCAATTCAGCTTAGTGCTGTACGTGGTACTGCTGCAAACACAGCTCCTGTTTTTCAAGACAGTGCAGGCACACAAATTGGTACACTGTGCAGAGCATGGGTCAACTTCAATGGTCAAGGCACGGTGGCAATTCGTGCGGCATTTAATGTTTCCAGTATTACTGATCACGGAGTAGGAGATTATACCTTGAACTTTACTACTGCGATGACAGATGCAGATTATTGTGTTAGTGGCAGTGCAGGTTCCCAAATTGCACAACTTATTATGTCACCTTACAGCCCAGCACAGATGTTAACCACATCATGCCGTGTTTTTATATCAAATACAGCTGGTGCCGGCGATAATAATATTGTTTGCGTGGCAATTTTTAGATAAGGAAATAAAATGACAGACTATAGAATAATTTACCCAAACGATGATGACGGTATTGCCGTTGTAATACCAGCCCCGGGTGTTGAACAAACAGAAGCACTTAAAGCAGTACCCACTGGTAAACCTTACCTAGTGATAGATGTTAGTGATATGCCCACTGACAGAACATTTCGTGCTGCCTGGCAAGCAGACTTTACTGACGCACCTATTAAGGAATAAACAATGGCAATAACACTAGATGGATCTGTTGGTATAACTCTTCCAGCGTCCGGTGATATCTTCAGTGCATCACTAATTCAATCTGACACTAGTAGTCCTCCTATTATTCAGAATAGCAGTGGTACACAGATTGGTACATTTTGCAGAGCATGGGTCCAGTTTAATGGCTCAGGAACACCCGCAATCGCCGCATCATTTAATGTTAGTAGTATTACCGATCACGCTGTGGGAGAATATAGCATTAACTTTACTAATAGCCTTCCGGACGGAAACTATTCTTCGTCATTTTCTTGCAACGATAATACTAACGCTTCTGTTAACAGTATAGTTATTACTACTGCTCCCGCAACTACAAGTGTAAGAATTGCCGCAGTTAACAGTGCTAGTGGTGCATTAGATTTAACAATCATATCTGCAAGTTTTTTTAGATAAAGGAAATATTATGATAACAATTAACTTAAACAAAGCAAAAACAATCAGTCACGAGATTCGTAGACAACACCGTGCTGCGGAATTTGATCCACTTGATCAAGTGATCATGCGACAGATTCCTGGCACTGACGTTGTAGCAATTGAAACCGAACGCCAATTGATCCGTGACAAATATGCAGAAATTCAAATAAATATAGATTCAGCACAGGATAGCGATCAGTTGCTAGCTGTATTACAAATAACATAAAGAGAAACACCATATGGCATTGATCAAGGTACAACTGTTCAACACAAACTCCACTGCTAGTTTTACCGTTGACAGTGTGACCACACGCAACGTCACTGGTGACAACCTGATACTGAGTAGTGCTATTATTGATTCAGATCCGCTGGAATAAACAACAATGAGCACACTAAATTTTCCCACCAGTCCTAGTTTAAATGACACCTATAGTTTTGGCACCAAGACTTGGATCTGGAACGGTGCTGCTTGGCAGCTGAGTACTTCAACTGCCATCAACAATATTGTTATAGGCAATGTTACTCCCAGCACCGGTGCGTTTACCACCATTGTGGGTACATTGACCACAGCGGCACAACCTAATATCACAAGTGTTGGTACGTTGACAAGTTTATCAGTCACAGGTAACGTCACAGCCAACAACGGTATATTCACCACAATTGTGAACACAGCCAGTCACACAGGTGCAGTAGTAAGTGTGTCAGGCAACATCACTGGTGGCAACATACTCACAGGCGGATTAATTTCAGTCACAGGTAACGTCACCGCTGGCAATGTTTCAGCAACTAACTTTACTGGTCTTGCTTCAAGCGCAACTGTAGCTGATTCAGCCAATACAGTAGCCGGCGCCAATGTAACTGGTCAGGTGGCAAACGCATTGATAGCAGGTATAGTATACACAGCGGCACAACCTAATATCACAAGTGTTGGTACGTTAACAAGTTTATCAGTAACAGGTAATGCTACAGCCAACAACGGTATATTCACCACAAGCGTAAACACAGCCAGCTTTACTGGAACCACTGTGAGTGTCACTGGCAATGTTGCCGGCAATTACTTTGTTGGCAACGGTAGTCAGTTGACTGGCATAGCATCTGGTGGCGGCATAACATGGACCACAGTGGCAAATACTGCACCAGGCAACGCAGCCCCTGGCGATTTTTGGTACAACTCGTACTCTGACATCAAGTATCAGTACACAAATGATGGCACCGGCAATTTCTGGGTTGATCAAAGTTATCCAACTAGTTTTAGCACCCTGGCAGTCACAGGCAACATCACAGGCGGTAATATATCAGTTACCAGCATTGTGGGCACATTGACCACAGCGGCACAAACCAACATCACTTCGGTTGGTACTCTAGGTAGCCTGGCAGTCACAGGCAACGTAACCGGTGGCAATATAACCACAGCCGGTGTTATCACGGTGAACTCAGGTGCAGCGGCCACTGCCATTGTGAATGGAGCCAGCAATGCCGTGGGCAATATTGGCAGTGCAACTACCTATTTCAATAGACTATTTGCCCAAGCAACCACAGCACTGTATGCTGACTTGGCTGAAGTCTACAAATCAGATGCCAAATATCCTCCAGGTACTGTGCTGGTATTTGGCGGCAATCAAGAAGTAACTATCAGCACCCAAAGTCATGACACTAGGATTGCAGGAGTAGTATCTACCAATCCTGCGCATGTGATGAACTCAGGCTTGGTGTCTGAATACACTGTGGACGTTGGCCTGATTGGCCGTGTACCTTGTCAGGTGATTGGGCCGATTGCTGCCGGTGATCGAGTGGTATCCAGCAATCGAGCAGGTGTTGCTGAACGCCTGGACATGCGGTACTATCAACCAGGTGTGATCATTGGCAAAGCAGTGGAAAGTTACAACGGCACTGATGTTGGCACAATTGAAATAGTAGTAGGAAGATTATAATGGCATTTCCAACCTCACCAACCAATGGACAAACAGCAACAGTCAATGGTGTTGTGTACACCTACAATAGTACACTGACCGCCTGGACTGTTGGCACAGAACCCGGCGGAAATGTGTCAGGCAACGTTTTAAACATAACCAGCAGTGCGTCAATTGGAACTACATTGAGTGCTGCTGGTAATATTACTGGTAACTATATTCTTGGCAACGGCGCATTGTTGACTGGCGTTATCACCAGTGTGGCCAACATCAATCTTGGCACATCAAACGTCACAGTAGTCAGTTCCAATGGCAATATCACAATGGGAGTGGGTGGCACATCAAATGTTGTGGTGGTAGCAACCACAGGAGCATATGCCACAGGTTTATTGTCGGCTACTGGCAACATTACCGGAGGCAACATTACAACTGGTGGTACGCTAAGTGCAGTTAGTATAGTTGAAAGCTCTAGTATTACCTTAAAAGAAAACATTAGACCAATAGAACATCCACTTGAATCAATTTTACAATTACTTGGTGTAATGTACGATAGAAAAGACGGAAGTACTAAAAATGAAATTGGATTACTAGCAGAAGATGTGTATAAAATTATACCTAATATTGTTTCGCTCGACGACAAAGGAAACCCAGCAGGAGTAATGTACACAAAATTGTCAATATATCTTCTTGAAACAATTAAAAAATTACACAGCGAAGTTGAACAATTAAAAAGAGATAGGTAATGGCAACACTATCGAATACAGTAATAAATGACACTGGGTCTTTGACGTTACCAAACGGAACCACTGGGGAACGCCCAGGCGGCACCGGCATTGACATATTTACAACACCCGGCACCAATACTTGGATATGCCCACCTGGAATTACAACTGTTCAATACCTCATTGTAGCAGGTGGAGGCGGTGGCGGATCTGGTGCAACCAGCGCCAATAATGGTGGTGGAGGCGGCGGCGGTGGAGTATTAACTGGAAATCTTTCAGTTACCGCCGGAACAACATATACTGTAACTGTAGGTATTGGTGGAGAAGCTGATACCCAAGGTGGAAATTCTTTTATTAGTGGCACCGGTATTACAACTTTAACTGCAATAGGTGGTGGTGCTGGCGGAGGAAAAAATCCAGTTGTCGCACCAACAACAGGAGGGTCTGGTGGTGGTGGTGGACCCGCTGCACCAACAACAGGAGCAGCAGGAACTGCCGGTCAAGGGTTTGCAGGAGCCAATGGAAATGCATCATCACCGTATCAGGGTGGAGGTGGAGGTGGAGCCAGCGAGGCTGGAAATACCGACGGCTCTGGCTACGGCGGCGACGGAGTAGTATCAACAATTACTGGTACATCTGTAACATACGCTGGTGGTGGAGGTGGTGGAGCCGACTCCAGTGCAGGGGTTGGCGGCGACGGCGGTGGTGGCAACGGAGGCCTTCCAAGTAGCACTTTGCCCACCAGAGGAACTAATGGATTAGGTGGTGGTGGTGGTGGTGGAGCATCTCAAGGCAATGCTATTGGTGGTGGTGGTGGTGGAACTGGTGTTATTGTATTAAAATATACTGCGTTAGCCACGGTCGCAGCCGCGGGAATGTCCAGGTTCAATATTAATTCTAACGCAATAGAAATATACAATAGTTCAAGCTGGATTCAACCTATGCCCACTAGCGGAATTTATGTTTATCTTTGGGGTGCAGGTGGTGGTGGCGGAACTCCAGGTGGCTGGGTATATGGAGCTCCAGCAGGTGGTGGTGGATTTGCGTATGGTCAATTAATAAATGTTTCAACAGGCGATCAGTTTATATTGGTCATAGGTGGCGCAGGTATTATTAACGGAACCACTAGTGCATTTGGCGGCGGCGGCATAGCTTCGGTAAATCTTGCAGATAATCGTTATGGTGGTGGCGGTGGCGGGTATACTGGTCTATTTAGAACATCAGTTACACAGGCCAATGCGGTGCTTGTTGCTGGTGGTGGCGGAGGTGGCGGATCAAGTCGAGCAGGCACAGGCAATCAAGGTGGTGCCGGTGGTGGGTTGTACGGACAAGTTGGACAAAGTCCGTATGATGGTAAAACTGCCTACGCTGGCAAACCAGGTGGACCATCTGCTGCTGGGGCAACAGCTACATCGGATGCATCTAATAATACTCAAACACAAGGGGCATTACAGGGCGGCCCTCCTGTGATAAATTGCTATGGTGGCGCAGGCGGCGGCGGGTACTGGGGCGGATCGGGAGGTGGCTACTCAGAAGCAAATACCATGGGTGGCGGTGGCGGCGGCAGTAGCTATATCAGTCCTGCTTATATAATTAACGGAGTCGGTATTCAAGGATATCTTAACGTACCTGGGGGCATCAGCGCCACTGGATACACCGGAACATACGGCTATGGTGGTGCCGCCAGCGGCAATGGCAATAACGGATATGTGGTGATTGTTAACAACGGCGTTACAACCGCATATACCTATACCGGTAGTAACATAACAATAACAATATAACATGGCCACACTTAAAAATACTACAATCAATGACACAGGATTTCTTACAGTGCCGACTGGAACAACAGCAGCCAGACCCGATAGCCCAGTCAACGGTCAAGTTAGATATAATACTGATTCTCAAGTATTAGAAAACTACGCCAACTCCGTTTGGGTAACACCGCCGGTTACTTCAGGACTAGAGTTATATCTTGATGCCGGCGATAAAAACTCATATTCAAATTTTGGCACAACGCTTAGAGATATTACAGGAATTGGACGAAATGGATTACTGATAGCCAGTCCGACCTACTCATCTTCTAACTCTGGAACATTGACTTATAATGGATCAACTCAATATACACAGGTTAATGGCCTAGGATCGTCGGTTTCTTTTACAGTGCAGATGTTTTTAAAGGTATTGGCCAATGCTGGCACCTATAGAGGATTTGCTGGAGGTAACGACGGTTCCAATAACGACTATATAGTAGGATTTAACATTGACATGAGTGCTCCGTCTAGCGCATCGGTTACCTATATAGCTGTTGAAGGCGCCGGCATTACCGCAACAAATTTTTTAAATAATCCTGCATCGATAGCATTTGGAACCTGGTTTAATCTTTGTGTAGTGGTGTCAAACACCACGGTTACTATGTATATCAACGCCGTTCAAAACTTACAAAATAATAGAAGTTCTGCTGCAACGGTAAATTTTAATTATATGACCTACGCAGCCCGCCCGGTGACTGGAACTAGCAGTGGAGCCACGTACACATCAAATATAACTCTTGGCAATGCACTTTTTTATAAGTCGGCATTAACTCAGGCACAGGTTTATCAAAATTATAATGCGTTTAGATCAAGGTATAGTTTGTAATCATGGCCACACTTAAAAATACTACCATCACTGGAACTTTTCAACTGCCTGCAGGCACAACTGCCCAACGGCCAGGAGTTCCGGTTAAGGGCATGATGCGTTATAATTCTACATATGGAGTAAACGAAGTATACAACGGCAGTGTCTGGTGGGATATGACTTATAATGTTGCTTCTGATATTGGACTTGGCGCCACAACACCTGCCGTATCGGGCACACAATTATTACAATGCCGGTCAACCTATGCCACTGGTAATTATTATATTCAACCTCCAGGTCAACCCTGCTATCAGGTCTATGTAGACATGACCAATCAAGGAGGTGGCTGGGTGCTGGTTGCTCGAGGTCAACAAGGTGCCAGCAACGGTATAGCATGGTGGAATGATGCAGGCGCTGGCAGTTACTCTACAGCATTAATAGCCGCCAATCTTTCTAGTACCACGGTTGCTTATATGCCCACCTATTGGGTTCGCGCCTTGGTAGGTGGCGACACCTGGAATAACATGGGCGGTATGATTTGTAATCGTACGTTATTAGGAGACAGTTTCTATTTTCGAACAACTACCAGTCAATTTCGTTGGAGTAGTTTTGGCGGAGCAACAGATACACAACCTGGACAAACAATAACTATGACCTATGGGCGTTATACCGGGCAATGGTTAGCTAGCACAAATAGTTATAATTTTACCAATCAATATTGGACAGATACCCTAAGTGCTGGTGCTCCTGTGGCCAACGATGCAACTCGTTTGTTTACTTGGTCGTGGTCTGGGCACAGTGCAGGCGGAGTTCAATATTCTGGATGGAGTGCTGGTGCTAGTGTTACAACTCCTGGATTCACGGCTGGAGCAGAAGGCCATGCTATACAACAAGTAAATGTTTTTGTTAAATAACTCTTATGTACGAACCAAATATAGATCCGACCACCGGTACAGAAATTTCAAATACTATACGTAGAATTTCAGATGGACTGATTATTACGTTTGATATTACTACACCAGAATATCAAGAATACCTTACGCAGTACTACCCTCAATTGCCCGAAGAGCATACAGTGCTTTAACACACAAACACACAAACAATATCCTATTGAGATTTTATTGGTTATTGTGACGTTTATAACGTCTGTTCAATCTGACGAATCTTTTGCTGCACAGCATCTAGATTCACAGTGTTCCACAATCCAGGATGTAGCGGCCTAGGCCAACGTCCTGTGCCAATCCAGGCATAGCCCACATGCTCATGATTTAGTTCAGGCACAAACTCCTGTTCCACACGACACCAAAAGGTGTGATATTCAAACGCTGAATCCGGTGATGTGAATTTTTCAATGGGAATCAATTGCTTGTACTCGGGCATGGCACCCAGTTCTTCCGAACACTCTCGTTCCACTGCTGCAATCAAGGTTTCACCGTATTCCACCTTGCCACCTGCCAGCCCCCAGGTGTCAGGATACTTGGGATCGTTGCGCAGTAGATACAGATATCTATGTGTGGCAGGACAAAAAAACCATACCCCCACTGCCTTCACAATATGAGGTTCCATGCTCCCCCTGCGTACAAGCCGTCAATGCTCTTGACCCATTTTACGTTGTCCCAGTAGTACTGGATACCTGTGGTCAAGTTGACCACGTACTGAGCACCAACATCGTTTTGACTGTCAAATGCTATGATCCATCTTGCACCATTGTATTCCACAATGTCTCCGCTGCGGGCAATCAAGGGCTGAGCACCGGATCCACTCCAGGCAGTGGGATTGGTGCCCACGTTGGCAGCACTGCCAGTGCTTTCGGTCAGCAGGTATCGTTGACCTGTTGCCGCAGCAGGCAAGCCATCTCCAGGAGCAGCGGTTAGTGGATTCACCACAGAGTTCACAGGATCCAGAGTGTTTTGTGGTGCAGTGTCAGGATCAATGTTGAAGATCAACAATCGATCATCTGCAGGATTCACAGCAACAGTGCCCACAATACTGGAATCAGGCGCCCAGGGATTGTCTAAAGTGATGTAACTGATACCAGGTCTAAGAACTCCATACGCACTGACCACTGCTGGCCATGTGATTTGTGGATTTTCCACTAGAGGAAATGTAAACGATGCCAGGCTCAGTCGATCAGGATTAACAACCTGAGCAGGCTGCAACACCTGTAGTTGTCCATCCAACAGCAGCACTTGATAACTATAAGGAGTTACCTTGACTCTGGTGCCCAGCAACAGGTCGTTGTCCAGCAGGGCATTGTTGGCATCGCCGTTGGCATCAAAAATAGACGCAATCACACGTTCCACCACACCCAGTTTTTTCACCTTGGCCGGACTTGATATCCAGATTGGCAGACTAAAAGTCAGAGTCATGTTGTCTATGGGATTTTCTGTGCCCACAGGAATCGTTCTTGAACTCCAGTTCACACGCTCAAGATCACATGTGGTAAGACTGGTCCAGTCAATATAGTTGTCTGTGGCCTGTATTTCCAGGGAAGGATTGAACAAGGTGGCAATTTGTTCAAACAACTGCATCTTTTGATTGGTGTTGGTGGTCCATATATCCAGATTGATTGTCAACTTGTAGGGCACCGGCATCAGGCGTTCAATTTGAAATGCATTGCCCTGTGTGGTTTCATAAGTTTCTGTGCCAGGATCATATGATCTCTGACGAACCATCATTTTGTTCACATGATAGGGTTCTTGCATTCTGGGACGATCATAGTCCAAACCTGTGATGTGAAAAGTCATCAAGGGAGAAGATGGCAGCGAGTTAGCAGAGTTCTGTTGTATAATTGTCTGTGCCTGCCGACTGGCATCACCGTAACGTATGGGCACACGCACCAGGTCCTTGATACCTTGTTCGTCACGCCCGTACTCAACTTCAAACAAGCTGAACATGCGGGTGAATTGCAACAGATATCTACGTATCTGTTCGTCGAAAAAAAACTGTTGACTCATTGAGTTGTACCTGGTTAACTAGACTTCTGATATGGCTGTGTGCCTGGATAAGGATTTGCAGTTTTATTGCCGCCATCGTCACCGTTGACAGCATCGGGTATCAGAGCCTGACTCAGACTCTGACGACTAGGTATGTTGCCAAGATCAGTGGAGTTCACAGTGTATGTATTGTTAACAAAGCCTGACCGCAAGGTATTGTTGTTGGCACCTGGTGTGAGATTGGTGCGTACATCACTTTCAATCTTGATCCAGCTGGTGCCGTTGAATCTAAACAAGCGATTGGGGAAATAATCCAGACGCAGAGCAAATTGTCCAGCAACTGGTGCGGACGGAAAATTAACGCCAGCAGTCACAGGCAATCCGTTGGGTGCTTTGCCGTCACCAGTTAGGTATCCAGCAGTGTAACCATCTCCAGTTGGGGTATTGCCATCGTTGGCCACAGTGCGGCTGGCATCTGTGATGGTGTAATCTGCGGTGTAGGTTGCTGACTCAGGATTGGCAGGTGTGCCATCTGAATTTGTGGCCACAATATAAAATTTAACCACATCAAATCCTGACTTGGGAACTTCTGCTTCGGCCTGAACCAGGATAGCATCATTCAGTTCGAGATCCTTGGGTCTTGTGCTTTGCCAATCAGCAATGCTGATGGGATTGGTCTTTTCAGTCCAGTATTCTGCATGGGTTATCTCTGTGCCCGGAGGAACGTTCTTGTTTGATATGTAATATTTGTCGCCGTATAACACAGTTGTTCCACCTGGATAAAAATTGCCTGGATCCCAAATGTTGTTGGGTTCAAACGGCTGCTTGGTAATGTCATTGTACTCTTGTGCATTGACCATGGGCGTGGCCTTCACACGCCACAGGTGTGGCAGCCAGGTTTGACTAAAGCCTTCGCTGGCAAACGATGCATCCTGAATCACATACCACTTGGGCAGGGCTCGGGGTATGTCACTGTTCAAAGGATTGTAGTCGCGCAAACTGGGTAATTCCAGCACGT